GAAGCAGGTAACGAACCTCTAATCGGTAAAATTGCAGTTGGTGCAGTCACACTTAATAGATTGCGTGACATTAGATTTCCCAAAAACATTCGTGATGTTGTAACAGAATCACAACAGTTTTCGTGGTACAATAGCAAAATTGCAAATACACCACCATCGAACAATAAAAGATGGAAAGAATCCTATGAAGTTGCGAAGATGCTATTGACAAAGACGGTGGGTAGTGATATAATTAAACTCTTAGAAGGCGCAACACACTTTCATGCCACTAATATTAAACCATCATGGACTGGAAGAGTGACGAAAGTTGCACAAATTGAAGGTCATATTTTTTATAGATTGTAACAGAGGAAATTTCGCAATGAATATTATGAAGACTGAAATTAGGATGAAATCAAATCAGCGCAAGAATGGATATCCAGCTTACTACTATGCGGCAGACAGCGAAATACAGAATTTGAATTTTCGTACAGCAAAACCAGCAAGGGTGCAAACACAATTTGGCTACTACAAAAACGGCAGAATTACATCAGTACGATTCAATGAATCTTAAAATTTTGAATCAGAAAGAATTTGAATCTGAAATCAAAAAGATTCAATTCGACAGGCACCCAATTACAATGATTGATGCTATTCTTGAATATTGTACTATCAAAAATATTGAAATTGAAACGGCTGCATCTTTAGTTACACCTCGCATGAAGTCTTCAATTGAAGGCGAAGCGATGAAGTTAAATATGATTGCACCAAAAGCTAGATTGCCTCTTGAGGTCGAAGACTAATGAAAATGGATGCTATAGACGCATACAAAGTTTACTTAGGAGTTAAAAATCACTTCACGCGAGATAGCTACGATTGGTTCAAGTATAACAAGAAAGTCAATGTCACATACGATTCTTTTTTGAAACGTAAAGACAAAATCTTTTTTGCTAAACTTGGCAATCGTAAAGATGCTTACTTAGAAGAGTTTTTAGTTTCTAATTTTCTGCACGACACAAAAATGTGGGTAGGTGAACTTCTTTCTGAAGAATGCGAAGAGCGATACAAAGAATGGAAACGTAAACAAGAATCGTTGACGTATGTATTTAAAAATGAGATGGATTTTATTTCTGGTTGGACAGCAACCGAACTGAATGATTTTTTTGATGCTAAAAGTGGAGATCATCCACCCATCATCAAGAAATATCTAAGAAGAGAAATCAGTCTAGAAACATTGGCAATATTGAATTCGCTATTGCATTTTGTCAAAAGGTATGATACACTGATACATGATCCAATCTACAAAGAGGTAAGCAAGTTATGCAAAAAGTACCAGCCCTTTTTAAATTACGATACGGCGCGGATGAAAAAGTCACTCAGAGAGTTGGTAGTGGCGTAGTGGCAGTAACGATGAGTAAACTCAATAAGGTTTGCCATCTATTGACACGAAAAGAGAATTGTGATAGACTATATAATATAGTAGATTATGATAATAGTGGACAAGCAAAACATACATTTAATACTTAACATACGATAGGAAATACGAATATGGCATCAACATCATTTGCAGATTTGAAAAAGTCGCGCACCAAAGATTTGGAAAAACTCACAGACGCAGTTTCCAAACTCACAAATAAAGAAGAAGGTAAGAAGTCTTATGAAGACACCCGATTCTGGAGACCCACAGTAGACAAAGCAGGCAACGGATTCGCAACGTTTCGGTTTCTTCCTGCACCCGTAGGCGAAGATGTGCCTTGGGTTCAATTGTTCCAACACTCATTCCAGGGCCCTGGTGGATGGTACATTGAAAATTCGTTGACTACACTCAACAGAAAAGATCCTGTGTCTGAACACAATAGCATTCTCTGGAACTCTGGTTCTGATGCTAACAAAGATATTGCACGTAAGCAAAAGCGCAAGTTGCAGTACATCGCAAACATTTATGTTATCAAAGACCCTGCAAATTCTGACAATGACGGAACAGTCAAATTGTTTAAATTTGGCAAGAAGATTTTTGACAAGTTGAATGAAAAGATGAATCCCGAGTTTGAAGATGAGACTGCTGTCAATCCATTTGACCTCTGGGAAGGTGCGAACTTCAAGTTGAAGATTCGTAAAGTTGAAGGCTATCAGAATTATGATAAGTCTGAGTTTGATTCATCAGCACCCTTGTCTGGTGACGAAGATGATCTAGAGCGTATTTGGAAACAAGAGTACAACTTGTCTGAATTCTTAAATGAAAAGAATTTCAAGCCTTATGATGAGTTGAAAGCACGTTTGAACAAAGTGCTTGGACTTGAAGATGGTTCTGCTGGAGACAATTACTACTCCACAAAACCTAATGCGCCAATTGCAGCTTTAGCTAAACCAGCGGTGCCGCCTGTTAAAGCAAAGACTACAGTTGCAGATTCAGTTGCCGATGACGATGAAGATTTGAGTTACTTTGAGAAGTTGGCTGAAGATTAATATTTTGTAATCTCCTTTGTGACTTGACAGGGAAGCAATAAAATGCTTCCCTTTTTTTATGCAGGCATAGCAGTTTGCAACATAGCATCTTTAATAGGATTTCTAGTTTTACTCAGCATACTTGTGTAGTAAGTATTAAGAGATTGATTGTTTGTTTGTTTATTATCAGCAACAGTTGTAACATTTACGTCACCAGTTTTTTGTGTTCCTGCTGTGTCTGTTGCCGCTGCTGTGCCAGATATAATTGCAGATGAAGATGTAGTTAATGTTGGTTTAACAATATCTGCCAAATCAATACCGCCGCTACTATTTTTGTCGTATATTGGATTACCATTTTTATCTAACATTAATACGTTGGGCATATACTGACGATTGTTGTACATCAGTCCATCTTCACCTTTAACCAATACACTCTCAGTCGGCAATTCAACATATTTACCCTCTTTCATACTATAAACCATCGGCGTTGTGCCGCTGATAGCGCCCGAGTTCTGATCTACTTCGCCGCCAATGCTCATCGGTGCATTATTTCTACCTGCCGCAATGATCGCATCTTCTGCTGTTGTGCCACCAAAAACACCTTTTTCTATTTTCGTGTCTATTTTGTCTTTACCAGTCTTTAGATTTTTAGCTAAGTCTCCACCCAACTCATCAAAAGTTTTTCTATTTAAGAGTTTGGCTGCGTCATCAAGAGCGGCTGTATCAGCGGCATATGCTGCCTTGAATGCATCTGTAACATGTTTAACAATTTGTGAAGCGGCTTTACCTGCAGAAAATGTTTTGTCTGGTTTGCCCAAGTCTATATCGTTTCCAGCTTTATCTGGACTACCAGTTCGTAAACTAATCAATATTTTATTTTTGTCCATGTAACAATGAATAAAATCAAAAGGAGTTGGTTTTTTAAGTGAAACTTCGGCAGACTTTGTTGTATTAAATCCAACCCTAATTAAACTATCAGCAAGTGCATAAAATTCTTTAGGCGGTTCTTCTCTCGGCGCCTGTAAATCTACAATTGCGTTGATATTATTATTGTCTCTGACACGAATAATACGCCATACTGCAGGATCAGGTGGTGTTGGTGCAGAACTTCCTCCTAATAAACTTCCGATGAATGCACCAATCGCCGCGCCGACGCCAGGTATAGGTATCAGAAACTGACCGATAGCTGCGCCAATGGCCGTGAAGCCCGCGCCCATCACATCACCTTGCGCCAATTTAATAAACGCTGCTGCATATGGTAAGTAAGGTACCATCTCAGCAAACCCTGGCAGCAAGGACGTGGTGCTGGTCGCAGCAGTCGCGGCGGCCGCATTTGCGCCCACCTCGCTGAGTGCTGCCGTGCCCGCCGCATCCGACGCGAGGTTGGCAGCCATTGATACTTGCCCCGTGTACATATCGGCTGCTGTTGTGGGATCATATCCACCAAGAAATTCTGGTGCGTATGTTCCGTAAGCATTGCTAAATGTATTTCCCACATTAGAGAATGCGCCAGTGACACTTTTCCCCATTGATGTGCCAGAAAACATGTCAAATGCTTTACCACCAAGATAACTCACGCCTTTGTTGACTGCAAAAGAAGCAAGCATAGCCATGTATGGGTTTTTAATACCCATAGCTTGAACTACTTTTTGTGTGATAGCAGATTTGCCCATATCAATGGCCATATTACCAACTTCAGCAAGAGAACCACCACCGCTGAAGAATCCACCACCACCGCTACCACCAATAGAAACGTTTGTTCCACTACCAGGCCCTCTAGACGCAATGGACGCAAGAAGTTTATTAGATAGAAGGTCCTGTTCAAGTTGATATGCACTAATCTCCCTTTGTGCAGCGGCTCTTTCGTCACTACCAATCTGAACATTTGATGCTATTTTTTGTGTATCTATTTCGGCTTGTTTTGCAAGATTGAGTTGTGCTGCTATATCTTTTGTCAATTGTGGTACGTTATCTGCGAGAACAACCATACCTTCGTTATTCACTTGCATGTATGGATTATTTTTTGCAGCCGCTTGCAATGTGCCGCCAGAAGGCATTCCTCCAGGCATACCACTATACTCACCACCATAACCACCGAACGCACCCATCTGTTTCATTCGTGGGTCCATGTTACGCATGTTGAGCGGTGTAGTTCCTAGCGCACTGTCAATTGGTTCCATTATAGATGCGCCCAATACATTTGCCATGTAACCTATGCCTTCAGCAGGCGTAGCGAAACCATATTTTGCAAAGATAGTCTCTGGACCTAACGCAACTTTTCCACCACTCAAACCGAAAATAACTTGTTCAAGCGCAGTCACTTTACTTTGTTGTGTGCCTTTAGCAAGATTACCTAAAATTTGTCCGCCAAGAATATTTGCTTGGTCAGAATTCATACCCATTGAACCAAAGATACCTTTTGCTACAGACCTAG